CTGTTGGTTCTACACCGAGCGACGTGACTCACATTGTGCGTGCTAACGGCAACATGTATTTCGTGGACAGCGCTAACGGCGTGCAAGGCCCTGCTGCGTCTGGGAACCTTGTCGAATCTGGTTACATCATGGTTGGCGATGTTCGCTGGAACAGCCAGTACAACAAGTCGTTGCGTCAGGTTGAGGTGCGTGCTTCGCCTACGCTTGCTGCGGTCGCTGATTCAGCCGATTACAACCAAGCAGGCGAAACGTACAACGATGCTGATTTGGCGTACAACGGAATCGCTCAGCCAGTGTCCGGCACCATCAAAGTAGATTTCACCCCTGATACTGGCGTGCCACTTATCCAACGCACTCTTTCTAACCGGGTACCGCAGAACATCGAGTACAGCTTGTCGGATAAGTACACTGTGAAGTTCACGTTAGAACGCGACGCGTCGTCGCCTACCGCCGGTCCAGTGTTGGAGTCGTGGCAGATCAAAGCGTTCCCTGCCCCGTACCGCATTGACCAGATTATTTTGCCGGTGATGATGCAGCAACGGGTTGCTACGTCGCGTGGCATGGGTGCTGCGTTGCAGCAAGACCCACAAGGCGAATACGACGCTTTGCGTGACATCATGGAAAGCAAACGGGTCGTTACTTACAAAGAAGGTTCCCGTGAGGACCAAGTAGTCATTGACCAGATCGTGTTTGCACCTGAGCAGTTGTCTCGTGATGGAGACTGGTGGGAAGGCATGGTCACGCTCAAGCTGCTAACTGTGCCCTAGAATAGAAACAACTCAAAGGAGTGACGATGCGTAAACTCGTTATTGACATTGAAACGGCCCCTAACCTTGCTTACGTTTGGGGATTGTGGAACCAGAACGTGGGACTGAACCAGATCGAAAAGACTGGTTCAGTTATTTGTTTTGCTGCTAAGTGGCATGGCTCCAAGAAGGTAATGTTCTACTCTGACCATCACGACGGCCACGATGACATGGTTGGTGCAGCTCACGAACTGATGTCTGCTGCTGACGCTGTAATCCATTACAACGGCAAAGCGTTCGACGTGAAACATTTGCAACGAGAGTTTCTGCTAGGCGACCTCGGTCCTGCTGCTCCTCATGTTGACATTGACTTGCTGGCGGTGGTCCGTAAGAAGTTCCGGTTTCCGTCTAACAAACTGACGCATGTTTCCGAAGCGCTTGGTTTGGGTGGCAAGGTGCAGCACACCGGGTTTGATTTGTGGCGTGATTGCATGATGGGTGACGATAAGGCTTGGGCGTTGATGAAGAAGTACAACGTGCAAGATGTCCGGTTGACGGAAGATTTGTACGACAAGTTGTTGCCGTGGATTGACTCTCATCCGAACGCTGCGTTGTACAACGGGCGTCCGAACTCTTGCCCGAAGTGTGGCAGCGACAAAGTTGTCAGTAACGGGATGCGTTCTACAAAAACGATGACGTATCGGCGTTTTGTGTGCAACACCTGCCAGTCGTGGTTCCGGCACCGTGTCGCTGAAAGTATCGAGCGGCCTGAGTACGTTTAGCGGTGGAACGCTTCTAACACACGGAGGCGTGCTTCGTGGTCGTCCAGCGTGTCTTTGAGCCGGTCAAAGTTTTCTTCGCCTCTGGCTAGCCGGATTTGGATGCTAATGAGTACTTTGCTGACCCATGCCATCCACGGCAGCAACAGGACTGTTAGGAATGATGTCAGGATTACTGCCGGGTCCACGGTTGTTCATGTTATCACAATGTAAGCGCATCAGGTGCGCTGCGAACTCGGCGTCGAACACGGCGACTTTGCCGACCTGCTGACCTTTTTGTGTGCGTCTATCTCCGTGGATAGCGAACAGTACCCACGGTTCGGTTCCTGATACTTTGCGTAGTTTCGGAATCCAGTCGAACAACGCCCATGTTTTGCGAAACTTGACTTCGACGGTGAATGGTCCTGCCCAGATGTCGTGTGATTCTCGGGATGCTTCGGTGCGGTGTGCTTCGGTGAACCCTGCGTCTTGGAGTAGTTGCAGGATTTCGTTTTCGCCGCTGGTGCCTTTCTGTTTGGCTTTACTCATCTGGTAATGTTCTCCCGTGGGGTTATGGCGGCGAGCCAGCAACGTTCTGCTGGCGTTTTTCTATCTTACAGCTTGGTTCGCCCCAGCAGCGTTAGCGCTGACCGGTATCGCCTTAGACCCCGAACAAACCTATCAAGATCACGACCTGACGTTAGAAGCAGAAACGCTACTGCATGTCACGTTCGACAGCAACGTGACCTGCGACGACTTCGACCACACGCAACATTTAGACCCGTGGCTACGCCTGTTCGACGCGACCGGCGCTATCGTCGCTGACGATGACGACAGCAACCACAACGTCCAAAACTGCTACGGCGCGAAGCTGCATCTCACGCTCGAACCCGGAGATTATGTCTTACGATTCCGTACCTATCAAGAACAAGCAGGACTTCCAGTCCCCTCAGGAGAAGGAACAGTTACTTGGTCAGAAGAAGGTTATGCACCGCCTTCCACAACCTCGTCCACAACTACAACGACATCGACTTCTACGACGACGACTTCAACATCGACTACGATTGCACCCACAACAACGGTTACGACAACGACTACGACGACGACGACGGTCCCGGTAACCACGACGACGGAGGCACCGCCATCTACCACTACAACGACGACTACGACGACTACGACGACCAGATTGCCGCCTACCACGACAACCTCGCCGCCCCTTACGACAACGCTGCCGGTTCCCGTTACGTCTACGTCGGCCCGTCCAGCCCCAACCACTACAGTTTCCACAACGACTTCGCTCGCCCCGACAACTACGTCATCCACCACTACGACCACGACTCTGCTGCCGGACGAACCGACAGTTGACGACATCGAATCTTTGCTTGATGACTCTCAGTTGACACAAGAGGTGTTGGCTGAGGTAGTTGAGGCCATCAACGACGCCCCAGACGATGTGAAAGAAGCGTTCGAGGCCGAGGTGAACGTGTTTGGTGGAGCGACCGAACAGTACGTTCCGGCAGGGTCTACAATCACTGTTGAGAAACGACGCACCATCATCGCGGTGTCTGCTGTTGTTTCCACGTCGCCTGTGGCGGCTACTGCTGGGGGGCCATCACGCAGGTCGGGCAGAAAGAAGTAGAAGATGCGTAGGTTGTTGTCAGAGTTGTCAGCGTTGGCGTGGACGGTGGGCGGTATCGGCCTTGTCCTCATCACGATGTCGGGCGACACGTTGAAGTGGGGTATTTGGATTAGTGCAGCGTCTTTAGCGATGCACGTTGTTGGCGTGTTCGTGGACAACGATGAAGAACAAGAGTAAGGTTGCCTTTATGTTTAGTAAAGTGTTTCTGAAAGATTCTGTTGAGCGTTCGGTGACTGCGGCTGCTGCGACCCTTGTGTCGCTCGTCGGCTCGAACGGTACCGGCGTGGTTGAGATTGCGGTGCTCGACTCAGTGAAGGCTTCGGTCGTTGCTGGCATCGTGATGTTCGCCAAGTGTGTTGCCGCGGCCCGTGGCCCTATCGGTGACGCTTCGGCAAGCATGGTGGATCTCAACAAATGATCCCGACAACGAGCGCCAGCGTAAACATTGACGGCCTGCACCCTCGCTTCCGGGCGAGGTTGGAGGCGTTCTTCGCTGATCCTCGTATCACGAACCTTGCCCGTGGTCATCGGGTGAAGGTTGTGTCGGCCACTCGCACCTACGCTCAGCAGAAGCATCTCTATGACGGGTGGGTGTCTCGACGTAGAGGCTACAATCTTGCCGCGAACCCTGACCGGCGTCTGGCGTCTGGCTTTCAGGGCAGTTACCACATGGCGCAGCCAGCCTTCGAGGGCTACGGGTACGCAGTGGACTTTCGCCAGATCGACAAGACACTTTCGACTTGGGAGATCAACTCGATAGCCGCCGAGTACGGCATCGTCGCTGTCATCCAATCGAAGGAGTGGTGGCATCATCAGCCCTGCAAGGTCGTGAACGGCAAACTTGAATGGTTCCCAGCTCCGAAACTGGACGAACCAGCAAAGGCCGTAAACTCGGGCCGAGTTGATCTGAAAGCAATCGCAGCGTTTCTTGCTGACTGCGCCAAGACCACTGTCCGCAAAGGCGACAAAGGCATCGTCGTCAAAGCAATGCAGGGCCTACTCGAACAACAGGGCTACCAGTTGACTTCGCGTCCCTCGGCCCGATCTGGTGCCGACGGAAACTTTGGGCGTCTGTCGGAACGGGCCGTCAAGCAGTTTCAGAAAGACGAGGGCTTGACCGCTGACGGAGTTTGTGGTCCCAAGACGTGGGCTTCGTTGCTCGACTGACATGACCGGGGTTTACAAGTCGCCATACATGAGCGACTTGATTGCAAAGATTCGCAAAGAACGCCGGTAGTCCTTGCATCTGACGTAACCACAGACTACGTTGGTGGTTGCCCAGTGCGGCACAAGTAGCAGGCATGGTGCCACGGGAGAACCGTGGACAACGTTGGTTGGTTCGTGCATGAAACACCTGCTACTCCTCCAAACATCCCCGTCGAGAATCCTCGACGGGGATGTTTCTTTGTGGGAGCTAGTCAGGTAGCGATGTCAATCTTCGCCTAGAAGTTCTTCAGCGGTTTCAGGCATAGCCAACGGGGCAAAGTCCAAAGCAACCGAACCCAAGAACCGCAACACTTCGCGTTCTTGTTCGTCGGTCAACTGGTCCCACGGTTCGTCGGTCAACGCAGCGAGAGGTTCGTTCGAGGTTTTATCCCATCCGATCACGATTAGGCCAAGGAACTCTGAACCATGATTGCACTCAAACATTTCACATCCGCTTTCCAACACTGATTTCTTTCAGCATAGCGCGAACGGCAGGTGGCGGTGGGGCCGTTTCTCCCCACGGATTGTGATGATGAGCGTTCTCTGGAAGGTCGCTGCGACGCTCGCAGTCGTGCATCACCACACCCTGCGAATGGTCGCCGTTGAAACACCACGAGAAGTGGCTGCGCCCTGACGGTGTTGGCCCTCCGCAATGCAAGCATTCTGACCGTCGAGTTTCCCTGTTGGTGTAGACCGCTGGTCCGAGGATGCCTTTGGCGCGTGCGATGAGTACCGCCGGAGGTGGGCAGAACTCTCGGCCTTCTCGGGCGAACGCTTCGAGCGCTTGTTTGATTTGGGAAACGGGGATTGTTCCTGAGTGTTGTGCCCAGTCGTAGATGGTTTGGTCGGTGACTTTGAAGTTGTTGCCCCACATTTGTTTGGCTAGGGCAACCATCTGCTGGGCTTCTTGTTGGTTCATTTCATTGCCTTCTTTCTGTTAGTTGGGTGAATGCTTCTGCGGCGCATTGCGGTACTACGGCATTGCCGAGTGCGTGCAAGGCTTGGCGTCGGCTGGTGAGCGTGTCGGTGACCCAGCCTTCCGGGTAGCCCATCATCCATTCGACAAACGGTGGCGAAAGTTTGCCGTCGTCTACTGGGTCGGGTGCTGGCCGCCCGAGGGTAAGTTCCCATCGGGAGATTGCTTCTCCGTAGTTTCCGAACCGAGCACGGTTACTAGCGTGTTCAGCGGTATCGAGTTTCGTTCTAGTTGCGACGGGCCTGCCGTGTTTTTTGCGTCTTGGGCTGTCGGTGTTGGCAGGGTAGGCGAGTCCCCACCAGCGAAGTCGTAGATGAGGGGCACCAACGGAGGCTGCCGATAGAAGCCCGTAGGTGAGGCAATACCTGATTGCGGCCAAGCTGTGAACGAGTCGGGAAAAAGCGTGCCGGTCGTTAGTAGTAAGCAGCCCGGGCACGTTTTCGAGGAACAAGAGGGGTCGTGTCCCCATTCTGCCAACAAGTCTTGCGATGTCATCGAACAGATACCTTTCGTCGTTTAGGCCATCTCGTGCACCTGCGAGGCTGAACGGCTGGCACGGAAACCCGGCGGTGATGATGTCCACCTCGGGCAGTTCATCGAGCTTCGTAAAGTCGCCCAGATTAGGTGCGTCAACGTTCGCTGCTAGCCACGCGTTCGCACCGTCGTCGATGTCTGAAACGAACACCGTTTCAGTTTCTAACCCTGCGAGTTGCAAACCGATTTCTAGTCCTCCGATACCGCTGCACAGCGACCCAAGTTTCATCGGCAGACCCAGTGTTGCCAGCCGCCCTCGGGCGCTTCGAGAGCGAGCCATGCGCTAGTCCAAATGTTATGTTCAGGGTTGAAAATGTCTGCTTCTGGAGGCATCCCTGCACGGGCAGCACGATCATCCCAATACTTCGGCAGGTGCTGCATCAACCCGGACGCTTGACTGGTCGGGTTGACCGCATCAGGGTTGCCAGACGACTCGCATTCAAGAATCCTGAGCATTCTTGTGATGTCGTTGTCGTCGCCTCCGTAGAACCTGATGGCTTCGGTGACCATCGGACGCCATTGTTCTATGGTTTCGTTGAACGTGGACGGTGGGGCAACGGTCGTTGTCGTTGTCGTCGTTGTTGTTGTTGTGGTGGACGTGGCCGGGATCGAACCGGCGTTGCTCGCTTCCGTGATGACGGTTGCGACGAAGCCATCCTTCACGCCCTCTGGCGACATCGGCTCAACGCTGATTGAGCAGCCGGTAAAGAACAGTAGCGCAGCTAACGCTGTTGCCCATGATTGTTGATGATTGCCCATTGACGTTCCTCCTCAGTCATCGGGGCTTGCTCGATGTCCTCCAACCAGCACTCTCCGTTCAGCCAACTAGCGCCGTGCATGGCGTAGCCGTTAGAAACACGCTGGTCAAAGTCACGGTATCGGACCATAGCGTCCATAAGCGTCTGATGCGAAACTTTCTTCGCAGCAGCCCGGTACGCCTTCATCGCTGCCTGTTTCCGAATCTTCCGAGGGTACTGTTTCCACCAGATTTCAAACGGGTCTTCTACAGGCGTGCCAAACTCGTTTTGGCACATGATTACTTCTTGTTTAGAACTACTTGGGTCTGGTTCTAATGGGTCTGGTTCTTGGCCTATCAGATTTGATAGGGGGGGCCTATCATTTTTGACAGGGGGTACCCTTTCAGATTTGACAGGGGGAGTGCGGTAGATTCGGTACACATTCGATGTCTGCGAACCGTCCTCACGGCGGCGTTCTTCCACCTTCACCCAACCCAGATTGCGTAGCTCGTTGATGTTGCGACGCACAGTCGGCTCAGACTGCCCTGCACGGTCCCCAATCGTCGCGACTGAGGGCCAGCAGGTACGGTCTTGGTTAGCTGCCTCAGCCAACACAGCATAAGTACATACTGCGCTGGCCGAGGCGGCTTTCACCAGCGCCAACGGAACGATGGCGAAAGGGTGGTCAACCGGCAACGGTAGACTCCCGTTTCGCAAGGCCCGTCAGCAGCATCCTGCGGATCACAAGACTCCGACTAACGTCGTCTGACTTCGCTACCTCATCGAGCCTTTGCACGATGTCACCAGATAGGCGCAGAGTCACCACACGATCATTCGTCATCATCCTCCTCCCACAGATACAACAGGTATCCCATGCCTGTTGCGAACACGACAGCGGCAATAACAATAGACAAAGCCATTAGAACGGCTCCATTGCTTTGTCAGCGTATTCAACCTTAGCTCCGGGGAACGCTGACGCAACACTCTGCCCGTTGTTTCGGGCTGGTCGAAGTTGAGTTCCGAACTTGTACACGTTCATCTGCCACGACGACCGAGCTTCGCCTTCCCGAGAAGTGTACTCAGAGCGCTTGAGAGCGCCGTAGACGAGCGCAGAGGTTCCTTTGCCACTTCCACTAGCAATAGCGTCCCCCTCGCCGTCAGAGCCGTCCTGAGAGGGCCACACGGTGAGGTTCACCCAAACAGTTTCGTCGTCTTTCTTCGGCTGATACGCCAAAGCAGACTCCCACACCACTTTCGTGGAACCCTTCACATTGACTTCCTTGCGCTCCCAGTCCTTGCCGAGATTGCCGTGGACGTATCCGATTCCTTCACTTAGCATTTGCTTTTTCCTCCTGCCCGTACTTCTTGTTCAGGGCCTTATCGAGAACATACGTTTGCTGCGCCCAGAGATGCAACCCGAGGCCAACACGCATAGCGCATCGTTTCGTAGCATCAGACACAGCATTCTTGAGGTTTGCGCCTTCGTTAGCGCCCGGACGTTCCACATCTCCAGCTTCCTCAATGACAACGATACGGTCGTCAATGACGTAAGTGGTTCGCAGAACACATCCCTGCACTTGACCCTCAGCGTTGCGGATAATCTGAGTGATTTCCTGCGACGGTGGCGTATCAAGTTTCGCCAACAGTATCTGCTGAATGTCAGCGTGTGAAACATAATCGGCGGCGAACGCACCCGGTTTCGTTTTCACATAACTTTCAGGGATCCTCTTGGCGAGGTCTTTCAGTTGACTCATTGCACTCCTCCTAAAGTGAGTGGGGTTTCTTCCGAGCCGAGACTTCGGCACAGACTGTTATGCTGGCAGTAGGCGCAGTTCCACGGCTTGCCTTTGCTGCCATAATCAGGTGGGTCATCGACCAGCACGAGGTCGCCTGCGTCGTTGGGGACCAGCGCAGCAGGAAAGACTTTAGCATACAAAGCGTCCTCAACCATTTTGAACCGGTCAAGTTCGGCTGTAGCAATCTCCCGTACCGTTTCATACGGCAGCGCTTCTTGGTCCATCTCAAAATACCATTGCTGGACCATGCCGGGTTTGATCCCAGCTCTGAAGTCGCCTTCTTTAGCAACGTAAACCAGCAGGATCGCGTCGGCGTTCACGCCAAGCGCATACATACCGGCTTGGGCCACATGCTCCCGTTTCGGGTCGCCGTTGAAATGCAGTTTCGCTGCGAACCCAGACATAGTTTTGATTTCCAGAATGATCTTGGTGCCATCAGGCATCGTGATGATGCCGTCCGTGTGCCCCGACAACGAAACGCCATGCGGCGTCAAGTCGATAGCAGTTTCCACCTCGCATTCAAAGCCGAAATCGGCCATGAACGCTTCCTGAATAGAGTCATGGATAGAGTTCCCGATCTCGAACGCCAGTAACGTGCTCGCCCCGATCGCTTCGGTTTCTTCCATCTTCAAAGCAGAAAACGCACGTTTCCTCAGACATGATCCTGCGTCTGAGCAGCGAAACAAAGTGTCCGCAGCGGTCGGCTTAGGGCCTTGGTCGTTCCTGACCTTGTTCTGATGGTTGTGCCATACTTCCAATGCGTCCAGCATTGTTTATCCTTTCGAGTGCCGCCAGAACTTCCTGACGGGTAGTTAGTTGGTCATGTTCGGCGGTGTTGGCGCGGCCCAGAGCGTACCCTGCGACCACGCCAACAACCACTCCTACGATCCCGAGCACTAGAACGGTCCAGCGAACCGAAGGTCTTGCTCGTCGAGCCAACGTTCCTCATGGTAAGAGTCAACGTCGTAGAAGTCCTGCGGACGTTCCTCAACGGCTTGATCCAGCATCATCTGGTCTAGTTGGCGACGCAGAACGTCTGCGTCGTGCCGGGTCAACCGAAGGTTCGTGTGCATCTCGGTAGCACCATCTTCGGTTTCTTGGGTGATTGCTACCCAGTAGGTAGCGTTGCTTCTGGAAACGTGAATAATCATCGGTTACTCCCTTCCGTCATACATCGTATCACAACTGGTATGACAATGTGTGGTTATCGCGCCTGTCGCCGTTCCTTACGACGAGCTTTTTTCGCATCGAATCGCATCTGATGCCGGTCCTCAGGTGTCGTGCCACCAAAAATGCCGTAATCATCCTCATACCGAAACCTCACCTCGTAAATGTAATCCCGGCACGGCTCAATCACTGGACATTCAGCACACACAGCTTTCGCCTGAGATGCTTGCTCCGCTCCCTTCTCGCCCTTCTCGGGAAAGAAAAACTCGGTGTCATAGTTACGGCATGACGCTTTCAAACGCCAATCTTCGCTGCTCACAACGAGTCCACAAAGTCAGACATCGCCCGAGACAAACGATGCGGCAACGTTACCGACTCGCCCGTCCGAGGCTTGTGCAAAACCCACAAGCGCACATCGTCGCTGCCCAAGTCAATGTTTTCCTCATGCAACTCCAAAATGTTCGGGTTGCACACCCGATGCGACAACGTATTCGCCAACGACCATTCATCCTGCGTCGCTTTCTTGCACAACGCAATCACGGTCGCATGGTCCCGGCTCAACGCCCGACCGATCTGCGGAAACGACCAGCCCATCGACCGGAACGTCACCGCAGCCAACCTTCGAGCGTCAACGAGATACTGCTGCCGTCCCCTAGCAATAATCTGCTCGACGGACACGCCGGTTTCCCTAGCAACGACCTTCAAGATTTGCTGCTCAACTTTCATCGTAGTCTCCTCCCCACGCTTCACCAGCATCGAAGGCATCGGCTTCGGCACAACCCAAACCACATGCCGAGTAGCCTGCGATGTCAACCCAATGATCTTCCAACGTCGGACTCGTAACGGCCCGAGCAATCTTTGTCAGGATCATCATTACAGCCACGTCGGTACGGGTGAAACCGCACCCCAGCTTGTACGCGTTCCACAAACGGGCAATGTCCGCAAAGTTATCCTCAGGATCGCCATAGTCAGCGTTGCGGTCCATCGTCACAGCTTCCAACGCTCGTTTCAACACAAACTCACGGTTCTGCTCGCTCACATTCATTTCTGATTCTCCTTCAATAGTTGTTTGATCCAAACCGACGGCTTCACATCCGACGGAAGGTCTTTCGATTTGACCGCAGGCCGGATCGGCCTCGGGTCAGGTGTTTTTATTCCCATCACTTACCTCTTTCTTTTTTGGTTCCCGGCGGCAGATGACATCCGCAAGGGCATACAGGTCGAGCGACCCTAAAGCTATCTTCGTCGTACAGGCTTCCTGCGACGCATTCAAAGCCTTTCGGCACGTCGCAGGTATGGTTCTTGTAGCGGCTTGCTGCCATCAGTCAACCTCCTCGAACGCACCGTCGAACTCAACCATGATGTCAGCCTGCTGGCCGAAGTCACGACGATGCAGCTTGGCTCGGTTCATTGCCATGCTTCGCCCCGGCATCGTTTCAGTGAACGAATGAGGGAGGATTGACGGCAACGGAAACTCAGGGTCAACGTCAACGTGAACGATGTATTTCATAGCCATCGGGCGTCTGCCTGCAACTCATCAACAATGTCGGGACGGGCACCACACTCGGAACATACCGGTACATAATCGCAGAACGGATCAGCCCCGATACCAACCTCCGAGTCTGCTTCGTTGTCACACAACCAACAAGTAATGAAGATCACTCTGCGTCCTCCTAATCGGTCAGGTCAACGTCAGCGAACGCAGCTTGCAACTTCCGGGCTGCGGCAGGATGAAGGTACAATGTCATTTCCTCCCGTTCGCCGTCCGTGTCGTCGAGCCTGACTGCGACGAACGTCATCTGACCGGATACCCGGTGGGCAACGACTTCTACGTCGGTTGGGTAGAGATGAACGTCGATGCTCGAAAACTTGACTGTGGTTTCCGAGTCAGGACTGAAGTCCATGAACTGGAAGCTCCCTCCTGCACCAGACCGGACTTTGACCTTCTGGCCATAATCGTCGTGCTTGACTTCTAGGGTTGTTGGTTTCATTGGTGGTGTTTCCTTTCAAGGGGTAGTTGGACCTAAGCAGTCCGAGAAGCCCACCGACCGGGGGAAGCCAGTGGGCAACTCGCACCGATCAGTGGCTGACAATCGGGAAGCTAGCGAGATCGCTCAGGTCGTTCGTGGCGATAGCAGGCTGGAGATTCGCACGCTCGGCAAACTCGACCGCTTCGGTCAGATTGTCGCATAACGCCACCTCCATGCCGTAACCATCATCGGCTTCGTTGTCCACGACCCAGAACTCGAGGGGCCGGTTGCCGCCGCAGAAGACTTCGGCGGTGAACCGAGCCTTCCGGTCGGTGTGAAGCAGAAGGTGGTGAATGGCTTGGCTGTAGCTCATTTGATTTTCTTTGTGGTTGGTCATGGTGCCCTCCTCTGGGCTAGTCGGTGATACCAACACCCTACCAGCATTGTATGACAC